AGTTCAATCGGGAATTTCCGCAAAGCCATTAGAATACACCTGCCTCCGTTGCAAAATTACGGTCATTTTCAAACAGTGCCTGCCGGATGGTATCCAAGCCGCCGTTACGGAGGAAATCCGTAAAGGAAGACGAGTCCAGCGTACTGACATTCATGGATACGTTATTGACCGACTTTTCATGATCAATCAATCCGAGCTGTTCAAACTTATCCCGGGATAGCGGTAAAACGGCTTCTTCGTAGTGCCCTTCACCAATCATGGCAATCGTATCGCCTTTGGTGATGCCGCCAGAAGCCAGCTTCGGCCCATTCCAGGGAGCCGAAGCCAAGGACGACTGCTTATCACTCCAGGTGGAACCACCTTCAGACAAAGCCCCCAGGCCAGTAAAAGCCGACGTCATAGAGCTACTAAGGGCGGCGGCTGTGCCGGCAGTCATAAGCCCCATGGCCACGCCCGCAGATGCCGGGTCGAGGACTAACTTGAAGAAGGCTGCCGGACCTAAAGCCGCAGCCATGGAAGCCCCTTCAGCTGCCGTTTGTGCTACAGCCGCTGACGTCTGGGATTTTGCCATGGCACTATTGACCAGCATCCCCGCCAACTGCTTAGCGTAAAACTCGACGATAACCTGAATCAGCGACTTTCCTAAATTCTGGAAGGCCTGTCCCAGCGTCTTCGTCCCCATGATAGTGTCTGTAATGGCCGAACTGAGGCCGCTGAAGGCTTTATCATACAAGTCGGCCACCATTTGCGCCGTTGTCGCATGAGCGGCCAAATACGTTTCCTGATAGGTTTCCATCATGGCCTTCTGCGCTTCGTAGTCATTGAGCCGGATAGCATTGGCATCACTCAAAACAGCCTGCAGCCGTTCTATAGATACCTGGTTCTTAGCCTCTTCAATATCGGCCTCGATGTCCTTGGCCTGCTGGAAGTAGGCCGTTTTCTGGTCGATGAATTCCTTGTACTTGGCCAGCTCTTCGTTATAAATTTCCTTGGCAAAGGATAAACGGCCATCGGCCGACACTTCATAGGCAATGTTTTCTTCGTCCAGGGCTTTCAAGAACAAAGCTTTCTGTGATTGAGTCATACCTGCGTAGTCAGCAGAATACTGCTGCCATTTCGATTGGATAGATGTAATGGCCTTATCATAATCGGCTTCCATCTTGCTCAGTTCCTTATCGCTGGCCGTGTCAGTCAGAGCGGGCGCATTGGTCTTCTTATCGGCGGCCATGGTGACAGCCTTTTCTTTAATTTGTGCTTCCTTCTGCGCATCAGCTTCGACGGCTTTCAGATGTTCCTGGGCATACATGGCGTCCAGTTTTTCCTTGTCTTTCTGATAGTTCGCATTGAAAGCTTTAGACTCGTTCAGCTTTTCGTATTCTTTCTGGAACTTACGGTCTGTCAGCTCGACCTGCGTTGCAGTAGACTGGGCATAACTGTCATCAATCTGCTGATGGGTCTGGAGTGCCTGGTCAGCCATCTTTTTGCGATAGTTGACCATACGCTGGGCAAAATCGTTACTCCCCGTTCCGCCAGCCCCTTGAGCCTTGACCTGATTGTAGTTAGATTGAATCTCAGCAGCATACTCCGCCTTATCGCTGCCACCGTAATAGTCAGCCACGCCAGCCCATACATCACCGCCATTGGCATTGATTTTATCCTGTAACATGGCCGCTCCGGCCAAGGCATTGGAATAAACGTTGCTCTGGTAATCGGGGTACAAGTCGCTAATCTTCACGCGGCCACCATTGCCATCGGCAACGTCCTGGTCTCCGCTGAGGATCTGCATCATACCGCCGCCATTGCCACCATCCATCGAAATGCCGCTGACTGTATTGCCGCCGCTTTCTTTCATAGCCAAGGCTAACAACAGCGCCGGATCTTGATTGTAGGCTGAAGCCGCGGCCTTAATGGCCTGTGTATAAACGCTTTGGTCCCAGTTGAATTGAGGTTGACGCGCTTGCTGTCCACCTGTATCCGAAAAGCCAGCATATTCGGCCATATTAATGTAACCATAAACATCAAAGGCCTGACGATGGTCTGTGTTATAGTGCGTAGACACGCCAGCACTACCACCAGCCGCATAATAACCAGTACCGTTTTCATCAATCATGATGACATGCCCGGTAGGGTCGCCTTCACCGTCATTCGTGATGGCCACGTCACCAGGTTTGGGAGTATACCCAGAACTTGCCGGATGAAAAGCGCCGCCTGCATTTTGAGCCCAGTAATCCGCATTAGGACCTAAATCCCAGGCATTCGATACCCCAGCATTCGACCAGGCATTTTCAATATATGTCGTACAAACAACTTGGCCATCACCCGTGCCATATGGAAGGCCACTAAGCGCCTGAGCGTTGTAAATGGCCCCAGCTCGCGGGTCGTAAGAGCCTGCGCTTGCGCTACTGCCAGACGCTCCGCTGCCACTGCCAGTACTTCCCCCAGCGCCACCAGCATCAACGCTTCCACCGCCACCAAATTGCCCGAATGTAGGCATCGTGTAGTCCGTATCATCGGATACTTTTGGCGGATTATCATGGATGGCCTGCGCTGCCTGGCGTTTGGCTTTTTCTTCAGACGTCATACCGCTGCCGGCATTGCTCAGAGCGTTATTGGTTGCAAAAATCTTTTGAATGAGGCTTTGCAGCCAGCCGATAGCGGTCTTCACGAAGCTGCGGATAGTTTCCAGCCCGCTCTTGGCCCAGTCCGGCAGGATTGAGTTGGCCATATCCCCCAGAGCGTCGGCCACGCGGCTCAGCGCCGATGAAACGCCATCATACAACCAGTTAAACGCGGCAATGCCTGCCGTAATAGTATTGGTAATGACGGTCAAGAACAACGACAAGGCCGCAACGACGACGTTGATGACTGCGATAATAACATAAATAGCTGCCGTAAATACCGTAGCCAGCAAGGTAATCAAAGGGGCAGCGGCAGAAACTAAATTGCTGATAGCCTGTCCCAATTCACCCCATAGCTGTTTTAACGCAGTACCGGCCATATTCACAGCTTCCATCGTACCAGGTACGACGTTCAGGAAGTCTGTCAAATTATGCCCCGATGCGACAAAGGCGGCGATAGCGACGCCAACAGCGGCAACAACCAGGCCAAGCGGACCGAACGCCAATACCAGTCGGCCAATGCCAGATATGACCTGCGGCAGTGACGTAATCGCCCCTTTGAGACTACTTGCAAAACTCAGCAAACCTCTTCCCGCAGATACAGCCCCGGTTTTCATCAACGTAAAGCTGGTGGTTGCGGCTGCCATACCGGGAGGAATTGTAGCCAATGCGTTTTTCAAAGTGTTGAGGCCTGTCAGAAAAGAACCGGCCAATGGAGCCGCGGCCAGTTTTGCATTGAGAGAGAATGATTGCAGGGCCGGGATTGTTGCTATAGTAAGGGTTGCTGCAAAGCCAACCGCGGCAATTTTCACTTCAGGCGGAATCATCTGCGACAAGGCTTCGCCAATGCCTTGATTTTTCACAAGACCGGCAAACTGCTGTAAGCTATCTCCCAAAGAGGAAAAAAGATCCGGTAAGTTCAAGGCATCCGAAATCTGTTGGCCAACGGCAATAGCGGACTGACTAAGGCCGTCCATCATATTCGACCACGTGCCTGTAATCGTTTGCGCCTGCTGATCCATCATACCGCCAAACTTCTCTTCCATGCCGCCGACGAGGGCCTGTAAGCCTGTCTGAGCGTCGACAGCCCCCTTGCTTACCATGTCCATAGCTTGCGGGACAGACGTACCGATCTTATCGGCCAGCATCTGCCAGGCAGGAATGCCGGCTTCTGTCAGCTGCAGCATTTCATCGCTCTGGACTTTCGATTTTGCCGCCATCTGACCCAGAGCCAGGGTAATCCGGTCGATACCTTCTTTTCCCAACCCTACGCCGGCAGCGGCATCGCCAACCGCCTTCAATGTCGGGATGATTTGTTCTGCTGTAAAACCAAAGGCCAGGAATTTCTGCGAAGCCGCAGCCACATCATTGAATTCAAAAGGCGTTTTGGCCGCAAAGTCCTGTAACTGCCCCAGCAGGTTCTTGGCCCGCTCTGCACTCCCCAGCATATTCGTCATAGCCGCCTGGACCTGCTGGAAGTTCCCGGCCGCCTGGACGGCTTTGACGCCTAATGCACCGAGGGAAGCGGCTACCCCCGCAATACTCATGACTGCGGCCTTCGATGCCGATAACGTTTCCTCTCCCAATGCAGATTTTAACTCGGCCTTCGTAGCCGACAATTCCCTGCGAAGCTCGGAGCTATTCGCTCCAATCTTGACCAAGATACTCGTCACAGTCGCCATCAAATCCCGCCTCCTCTCGTTGACTCTTGAATGATTCTAAAAATGCCCTGCGTTCGCGTTCCCGTTCGCCGTCTGTTTTTTCATGTAGGAACGGCCGGGCCAATTCTTTGGCCGGTACGGGATGCTTAGTGTGAACGCTTATCATGTTGCTGACGAACCAGGCCGTCGTAAACGCTTGATCTTCCCGGCGTACCTGGTAGCCATCAATGAGCTTGCTCAATTCCATGGGAGACAACCGATAGAACTCCCATGGCTTGAGTCCTAATGGGCCATAAGCCTGCGATTCTGCCCACTCCAGCCATTCATAAAAAGACGGGGGCGGCTTATCGCTGGCCCCCTCCGCCTCTAATCTTTTTTTTCGTCAGCTACGTCCTGCCGGGCTTTCTCCGTCAGTTCTTCAGGGAAAGCGCCATAGTAAGCAACCTTTCCGAGAATACCACTGCCGGCGATGGCCTTAACGGCCGGAATATAGAAATCTTCTTCCAGGCTCTTGCCCTGGTCAAGCAATTCCTGGATGTGTTCTGCGTACCACAGTTCATTGTGCTTCTTATGATGGGCCAGGCCAATCATGAAGATCTTTGTCAGGACGTTCAGGTTCAATTCGTTCCTGCTGACGATGGTACTGATGCCTTCGCCGCAAGCCTGTTCCAACTGCATCAGACGGGCAATATTGAAGTACATATACTGCCCGTCACCGAACAAATCAAAGGGAACTTTCTTCATGGGTCAATCCTCCTTACGCGCCAACTGTCGTTAATTCAGACAACGGACCATTACCGGACAACGTACCTTTAATCGTGGCAGCATCATCGTATTTCGTCGACAGGCTGAAATCAGTAACAGCCGCCCAGCCGGTACGATATTTCTTATCCGGATATTCAAACTTGACATGGACCAGTTGGCCATCATTAAAGGCATCTTCCAGGAACTGAGAGCCGGCATCGTTCAAAATGACGACAGATTCCAGGTCGATACTCCATTCACGGAGACCGGCCAGCGAAGACTTCCAGCCACCAGACGTTTTATTGCTGGCGTCAATAGAATCGGCCTTACGCGTCAAATCACCACTACGCTGACCACCCAGCAAGGTCCAGGTCGGCGTAGCTTCCGTTTCGCCCGTATTCAAGTAAATCAGGTAATCCTTGCCGGCGGTAGCTACAGAGCCGGTATTTGTCGGTGTTGCATATTTACGTGCCATATAAGCACCCTCCTATTCTGTATACGTAACTGTGAACTGGAAAATGGCCAGGCCGATGCTCGTCATCCCTGCCGGCGTGGCAAATAAGATCTTATCGACGTTGCTGCTTTCGGCCCAGCCATCAATTGTTTCATTTTCACGCAGCACTTCATCAACTTCCATGGCCAGGTCTTCGATATACTGCGCATCTGTCTCTTTCCCTTTCGGGTTCGGTGAGATAATTTCAATCGTGAAGACAGCCGAAGCCTGGCGCTTTCCCTTGCTGAATGGCTCGTAAGTAATCGAGTCACAGCAGATATACCCGGTCAGCTCCTTCGGATACGCCGGGCCAGATACAGCATTCAGCCATACCATATCAGGGAATTCATCTTTCAAAATCTCACAGATTTCATTGGCAATCTGACGGAATCGGTTCATCATGCACGGGATAAGCGGATTACCCCGACGCCCCCTTTCCCGCTGCCATCAATGCCGTCGATAGCAAAGTCAGCATAAGTCAGCCGGCTTTCTAGGTCCTTTGCCATCTGAACGTACATCTTATATTTCTGGAAATAAATATCTTCAGAACGGCTTCCATCAACCATAACCGTCGTATCCGAGCCAACCATAGAGGCGGCGCATTCCCGGCAGGCCACCGCTTTTCCCAGCTGTTTAATGGCCAGGCGCGGCGGCAGTTGAATATCAGCGTCAGACAGGCTGAAAGAAGCGGCTAAACGATGAAGGTAATCA